GAGGAATTAATAAACAATGAGTAAAATAGACTTTCAAAACGTATTACATGCATACGTTATAGATCCACATCATCCAGAAAAGAATTTTAATTTAGGCTGTCTGTATGACTTTGAAGGTCATTCTGCTTCTGCTTTATCATTTTATTTGAGGACGGCAGAATTATCTTCTGATCCGGATTTAGTGTATGAAGCATTAATCAGAGCTGCTCTAGGATTTAAAAAACAAGGTAGACGAATCTACTCAACTAAGAGTTTACTATATCATGCTATCAATGTAAGGCCGCAAAGACCTGAAGCATACTGGCTCTTAAGTTTAGTTTATGAATTGGCTGGAGAATGGCATGAGGCACATAATGCAATCTGCTTAGCCGAAGAATTTATACCGAATAAAAAAGAAACCAGATCAGATATTGGGTACGTAGGTGATTACGTAGTAGTATTTCAAAAAGCAGTTACAATTTGGTATATTGGAGGAAGGGATGATGCAAGGAGAATGTTTAACGAATTATTAGTTAACTATAAGATGATCCCTGCGTATATTGAAGATACAAAACGAAACTTAAAAACAATAAAAGGGTAAAATTTTAACTAAAAAACAATATATTTATATAAAATAACGTTATGGAACCAATTAAATTAACAGTAGAAGAAGTTGAACAACTTCAAGCAATTCAGCAAAAGTACAATGCTGTAGTAAGTGAATTAGGAAACATCGAATTATCTAAAATTAATTTAGATTCTCGTAAAGAAGAAGTTCTTACTTTCCTTAGTGAATTAAAGACCGAAGAACAAACTTTGGGTAAAGAATTGAGCGACAAGTACGGTGTCGGATCAATTAGCATCGAAACTGGAGAATTTACTCCTGAACCTGTAAAAGAGTAATTTATTGTGCTTAACATTAAGGGCCCTTATTAAAGGGCCTTTTTTTTTTTTTGTTTCTTAAATATTTATAATAAATGGCAAACGTATTAAAACAGATATTTTCACCTGGTATTGACCAAGTAGACCAAAACTATACTATTGAGGCATGGCATGTATCACAATCAATTGATGCCTTTACAGGTGTAAAAGCATACGATATTAATTTATCCGGTTCTTTATCTATTACGGGAAGTTTATTTGCTACTTCTTCTCATGCATACTCTGGAAGTAAAGTTTTTATTGCCTCAAATTCTTCAACTAATATTGATTATACTTTAGTATTTAAAAACAGTACAGGTGCTTTAGGAAGTCATTATGAATTAGCCGCTGATGGGGCAAATGGCCCTTACTATAATCCTTCATCTAATACTTTAACTACAGGTGTAGTTTCAGGTAGTTCTGCTAATTTTACCTCACTTACAGGCTCATTATCTGGTAGTGTTATAGGAAATATTACAGGAACAGCAACATCTGCATCTTATGCCGCTACAGCAAGTATTGCAAATACTGCTACTTCAACCGGACAATTATCAGGGCACTATATTCCAAGCGGCTCATCAGTATCAGTTGTAGGGTTGTTAAAAATGTTTGCCGGAGCAGGTAAAACAGGAGCAACTCCTCCATACACTAGTGTGGTTACTGTAACTCCTCTTGATTTAACAGGTAAAACATTAAACCAAAACCTATTTTTTGGTGTTGCACCTTCTCAATCAAGCGCTACCGTGAGTGTAACTTTAACTAGTCCTACTACCATTACTTTTGTAAGTAATGTAGCAAATACTGATTTTACCTTTATTGGTACTTATATTTAAATAATTTTAAGGTTTTTTACAAGGTTCTGTAATATTTATAACAAAATAACATGGCAGAACAAATTATATCCCCAGGCGTATTTACCAATGAGAACGACCAGTCTCAGGTAACTTCGCAGCCTCCTGTAGTTGGAGCCGCAATTATCGGTCCTACCGCAAAAGGTCCTGTAGAAATTCCTACATTAGTAACAAGTTACTCACAGTTTAAACAAATTTTTGGTGGTGCTGTTACAAGTGGCAGTGATGTTTACAGTTTCTTTACAGGTATTACCGCTTATAGCTACTTTAATAACGGGGGAACTAGTTTATTAGTTGCTCGTGTAGTATCTGGTTCTTATACCTCTGCTACATCAACCGCAATTTCCGCTTCTACTCAAGCATCATCACAACCTGCTTTTGTATTAGAAACCTTATCTAAAGGTATTATCATGAACAGTAGTTCAAGTGAAGGAAGTGCAGGACAATTAGCAAGTGGTTCTGTAAACAATGTTCGTTGGGAAATTTCACAACGTGATACTGGATCTGGAACATTTACTTTATTGATTCGTCAAGGTAATGATACCTCTAATACTAAATCAGTAATGGAAACATGGTCAGGTTTATCTTTAGACCCTAAAACATCTAACTTTATTGTTAAAGTACTTGGTGATTATGTTTACAATTATAATTCAACCACTAACCAAATTGAAGTATCTGGTTCTTACCCTAATAAATCAGCTTATGTTCGTGTTAAATCTATTAATTTAACTACTCCTGATTATTTTGATAATAACGGTGTAGCAAAATCACAGTTTACTTCTTCACTTCCAATATTAGCAAGTGGTTCATTCACTGGCGCAACGGGTGATGTAAAAGTAGGTGCTAATTTTTATAACAATATTAATGCATCAAACACACAAGGTTTAGTTTCTGATAACTACACTAATATGATTGCTTTGTTAAGCAATAAAGATGACTACAAATACAACGTATTAGTTACTCCTGGTTTGTACAAGACCGACTATAGCTCAACTATATCAAATATTATTTCAAACACTCAAAATCGTGGTGATGCAATTTATGTAACTGATATGGTAGGATATGGATCAAATGTTGGAACCGCAGTTACTAACGCTGCCTCAATTGATAACTCATACGCTACTACTTACTGGCCTTGGTTACAAATTTCTGATGTTGAAACTGATAAAAATGTTTGGGTACCTGCCTCTAGCATGATGCCTGGTGTTTATTCCTATAATGATAGCGTTGCGGCTGAATGGTTTGCACCTGCTGGATTTAATCGTGGTGGTTTATCAACAGTATTGCGTGTTGAACAGAAATTATCTCAATCAAACCGTGATACATTATACTTAGGTAAAGTTAACCCAATTGCAACATTCCCAGGACAAGGTATTGTAGTATTTGGGCAGAAAACATTACAAACTAAAGCAAGTGCTTTGGATCGCGTAAACGTTCGTCGTTTGTTGATCTCTTTGAAAAATTATATTGGTGGTATAAGTAATAACTTGGTATTTGAACAAAACAGCGTTGCAACTCGTAACAGCTTCTTGTCCCAAGTTAACCCATACTTAGCATCAGTACAACAACGTCAAGGTTTGTATGCATATAAGGTAGTAATGGATGAATCAAACAACACAGCTGATGTTATTGACCGCAACCAATTAGTAGGTGCTATTTATATTCAACCAACTAAAACTGCGGAATTTGTAGTGTTAAACTTTAATATTCTTCCTACTGGAGCCTCTTTTGAGTAATAATATTTATAATAAAATAAGAACATGGCAATTTTAAGCTCTAACGAAATATTTTTCACTGCCTTTGAACCTAAGGTAAAAAACCGTTTTATCATGTACGTTGATGGTTTTCCATCATACATGATTAAAGGAATTAATGGGTTAGGATTTGATCAAAGTGAAATTAAATTAAACCACATCAACGTTTACCGTAAAATTAAAGGTAAAATGTTGTGGAACGATGTAACACTAACATTGTTTGATCCTATCACTCCTTCAGGCGCTCAAGCAACTATGGAATGGGTTCGTTTACACCATGAATCAGTAACGGGCCGTGATGGTTATGCTGATTTCTATAAGAAAGATATTGTATTGGATGTTTTAGGTCCTGTAGGTGATATCGTTTCTGAATGGGTGTTAATGGGTGCTTTTATTAAAACTGCTGATTTCGGTGAATACAACTGGGATACAGAAGCTGAAGCACAAAACCTTACCATGACATTAGGAATGGATTACTGTGTATTGAACTTCTAAGAAGTATTGCATATTTTTCAAGAAAGGCTTGTCTTTTGGCAGGCCTTCTTGTATTTTTATATATTTATATACAACAATAAAGTTATAATAAATTATGAGCGAATTTAAAATGCCCACCGAAGCTGTAGATTTACCATCCAAAGGTCTACTTTACCCCAAATCTAATCCTTTATCTAGCGGAAACCTTGAAATGAAGTACATGACCGCTCGTGAGGAAGATATCCTTACTAACCAATCATATATCCAAAAAGGTATTGTGTTGGATAAACTACTTCAATCCTTAATTGTATCAGACATTGATTATAATGATTTAATCATTGGTGACAAGAATGCAATTATGATTGCTGCCCGTGTCTTAGGATATGGTAAAGATTACTCATTCCAATATAAAGGACAAGAGGTAACTGTTGATTTAACAACAATGCAAGATAAACCCCTTGATGAATCACTAATTTCTCAGGGTATTAATGAATTTAAATTTACCTTACCTAAATCAGGCACTAATTTAACCTTTAAAATCTTAACACACGGGGATGAATTAAAGATTGACCGTGAATTAGAGGGATTAAAGAAAATTAATAAAGATAACGTTCCCGAATTATCAACTCGTTTGAAGTATATGATTACTTCTATCGAAGATAACCGCGAGCCTAAGGTTATTCGCGGGTTTGTTGATAACTACCTTTTAGCGCAAGATTCGCGCGCGTTACGCGAGTATATTCGCCGAATACAACCCGATGTTGACCTAAAGTTTGACTTTGATGGGCCAAACGGCGTTGAGGAGGGCGTTGCTCTACCTATAGGGCTTAGCTTTTTTTGGCCTGACGCCTGAGTACAGAAAAGCCCTGTTTGATCAAATACATCAAATTATATTTCATGGTAAAGGCGGATATACATTTCCGGATGTATACGCAATGCCAATATGGTTACGACAATATACCTTCCACCAAATTAAAACTTGGCACGAGGAACAAAATAAAGATAAAGATGATATTGATACCTTTACTAGCAAAGTTAAATCAGGACAAGTACAAGTTCCCGACTATGCTAAAGGTGCAAAACTAAAA